CGCGCGGGATTGAGCCGATCAAAGTACGCATTGCGGCGCGGTAATTCGGAACGAATTCGGAACAAATTCGGAACACCCCGCGCCAGCATTGGGTTTCCGGTTCGATCTGCCTCCACGCCCTGCGGGCCTCTAAATATGGCGATTTCTCGTTACCAATCAATGACTTGCACCATGAAAATTGGCAGTTTTACAGCGTAGAAACAAGGTTTTGCAAGGCAATAAAATCAATGACTTAGCGTGGTGTTTCGCAACACCCCTTCGATATAATCCGCTGACTTCAGGAAAAGAACATGAACAAGAAGATGCTCGCCGCCGTCGCGGCCTCGATTATCCCTTGGTTCACAGGATGCGGTGGCGGCGGTGACCCGGCGCCCTTGGCTGCTGCGACTGTCGCACCATCCGTTGCCCAGCCGCAGACTGTCCTGATTGAAGCCTACGGCGACTCCACGATGTGGGGCTTCGACTCGTCCATCGGAGAGCAGACGCCGCAGAACGTGCCCACGATCACGCAGAAGAACCTGCGAGGCATCTACGGCACCGTGGTGACGATCGCCAATGAAGGCGTCGGCGCAACCACGCTGGGCTATCTGATGGGCGGCACGGATGGGCATCATCTGCCGTGGGAACAGCAAATGGCGAACTCCAAGGCGAACATCGTGCTCGTGAATCACGGCATCAATGACAGCCTGGTCGGGCCCGGGGAAACGCCGGACGGCTACCGCGCGCTGCTGGTGCGCTTCGTGACCGTCGCCCGAGCAAGTGGCAAGACGCCGGTCTTCGATGAGCCGAACCCCACGTGTGACACTCTGCACGACACGCTGCCGGACTATGTGGCCGTGATGCGGGACGTGGGCCAGAAGATGGGCGTGACCGTCATCCCGCAGTTCGACTACATCAAGAGTCTGCCGGGCTGGCAGGGCTATCTGAAAGACTGCATCCACCCGAACGCGGCACTGTACGAGATCGAGGCGCAGCGCGTATCGCTGGCGCTTAAGCCGTTTGTGGCAAATCTGCTGCGGTAGAGGTTAGGGCGCCTTACGTCGCTTGAATTTCAGATAGTCGGCGCCATCCTCCGCCTCCCAAAACACCTTGATCTTATCCGCGTGGTGGTCCGGTAGCGCCGGGTCAATCACCGTCACTGCGCAGGGCGATAGGCTGGAATCCCGGAACCCGCGTTCCTTGGCGTATCGGTCATAGACCTTGTAGGAGGCGATCTGCAGTGCATGGCACACCCGTCCTGAATCTGGGTCTTTCAGCACGCCGTAGCCCGACACATGCTTGTGGCCGCAGATAGAGAGGTGATCTCGAGTACCGAAGTGCGTCGCCTTCATCACGCCGTGCGCCGGGTTGTAGATCGAGTTGCCGGCGAAGTCGTGGCGCGCATTGACCATCACGCTCGAGCGATTCGGGAAGTTCAGGGCCATGCGGACGCCGTGGTCCTTGTGAACTCCGGAGATTCCTCGAGCCAGCCATTGCAGCGGATCCCCGGCACCGCTCCAAGCGTCATGGTTGCCACCGACCAAGTAGAGCCAGTCCACTGAGCCAATGAACCACTCGGTGAGGCGCCATGCCTCTTTTGCCGTGGTCGACTGCTCTGCGTATAGCCGCGCCAGCCTGCCGACCCAGTTATTGCTCACGTCGCCTATGTTGGCGCCGAACAGGCCTTCCGTGCTACGGATCAGCTTCGCGTGCCGCTCGAGCGCGAGAATATCGGTGCCGTCATCGTCCACGTGTGGATCACCGAAATGGAGGATGCCAACCGGCCCGGAAACCTTGACCTTGATGTCAACGACCTTGTTGGCGACTTCCGCTCGAGACTTTTGCGCGAACTTCCGCTTGCGCATCTCGAGCAATTCCTCAATCGGCAGGTCTTCGTCAACCTGTGGCGCAGCCTCAAACTGCGCGCCTCGCTCGAATCGTGAGCGCAGCGTTGATTCATTCACCCCCATCGCCCGAGCCGCAGCCCGGATGCTGCCGTATTGCTGGATCAGATCGTCGCGTGTCATGGTTTTAGCTGTTGAGTTTCGCGGCCCAGCATCCACAGAATTCGCCGGCCTCCACTAGCGGGAACATGCTGGTAACGCCGCCGTCTTGGAAGTCAACAACTATCGTCGGCGGGTTCCTGCGGCACTCGTTGCGGCCATCCTTCTCCACGAAGTAGCGGCAGTTTTCGCACGCGACCAGCGTTTCGGTCGGCTCTAACTTCTTTGGCTTGCGGGTTGCCATGGCTTCAGTCCGGGACGGTTGCGCTGGCGCCATCGTCAGGATTGACCGACAGCTTGCAGTGATTTTTTTGGAACAAATCGAGGAAACGGCAGAACACGCAGGCGAATCTGCTGCCCTTGGCCTGTGCTTTCCCGAGACGCGATGAGATCGTTTCGTCTCCGCTGCCGAACGTAATGGCGTTGGCAAGCCGGTCGAGCGCGGACAGGATGTTCATGAGGTAACGCTTGAGCATGGGTTATCCCCGGTTGTCGGTCTTTACACCGGGGTCGGCCTGCATCTTTCCCCGGAAGAAACTTGCAACACCCAGCACGCCACCGATGGCAATCCACGCCTCGGGCGGAATCGTCGGCTGTGTAATGTTCGGCCACCAGCCGCGCAGGATCGGGATCACGAAGTAAGCGCCGATCCAGGCAAAACCAAAGCAGAAACCGACGAACGGGCGCCAGCTATATGTAGGCCAGTGATCCGCCTTCGCTTCGGCTTGCATGGTCTGATTGACTGCGGCGGTATTTGCCTGATCTGCGGCGATTTGCTGCTTCTCGACATCCGCGGCGATCTCTGCCAGATGCGCCTGCTGATCCAGCACGGCTTTCTGGAACTGGTAAGCCAGATTGGGATCGGCCTGCAGCGCAGCGACTGCAGCATCCGGCGAGGATTGACCAGTCACCGTTTGCGCGATGCCTACGACCTTGGCGGCAACGTCTTCGGCCTTTGATCCTCCGAGCCATCCTGCGATCATCGGCGCAAACTGAGCCAGCGCCATGGCGATAGGGATGAGTGGCATCAGGCGGCTCCCCGTTTCAGGTTGTCAGCAATGCGATTAGCCCAGCCCTTGCCGAACGTGCTCCACGTCTTGAGGCTGGTGTAATAGCGCAGGCGCAGGGCGTTCCAGCGCAGGATGAACTGCCATGGATTCATGGCCTGCACTGCGGCGATGGTCTTCGGCCCTATCAACCCATCTACGCTGACGCCAGCCGCTCCCTGCATCCAGATGATCGGATGCCCACCGTTGTAGTTGGCATCGAATATCTGGAACGCCACGCGCGGGTCGAATAGATCGAGCTTCAGCGGGTCCCAATAGAGTTTCTTGGCGATCGCCTTGGCGGTGTCGTGTGGCAAGTCACGCATCTGCCCGGTGTAGCCATGGGCGCGAGCAACGCGCTCAGTTACCCCCCAGCAAGTCGCGCCGCCCGGGTCCTTGGGGTTGTCCACGAAACCCCCTTCGTTGCCGATCAGCGCATCAAACGCGTCATCAAAGGTTCCCATTCCCCTGCCCCTTGATCTTGTCGCGCCACAGCACGTAACCCTGCATGCACGTATAAACCAGCGTTGCGAATAGCACGAGCTTGGACAGCGTGATGCTGCCCAGCAGTGCACCAACCCACATGACCAGCGCCTTGAGCAGCGCAATACCCGTATCGTTGTTGTCGTGCATTGGATGGCCCAGTAATTAATCCCACATTGCGCCGGAAATCACAGAATCCGCAGCGACGCCGGATGCGTTGTACGTCAGGACGTTCACCGTGCTGGCGCTGATGATCTGGGTGGTACACATCGGCTGCGAACTGCTGATGCCAATCTTGAAGTTCGCATTGGCGAAAGCTGGGCTGATCGTGATCTGATACTGGCCCGTTGCCACACGCGAGATGACGCAACCGACTGCCGCATTGGTCGTGTTGCCAGGCCCGTTAAAGTTAAACGAGACGGGCGCGGTGGTGCGGCCAACAACCTTCCCGAGCCCAAGCTGAACCGCCTTCTGCGTGCTCAGGTCAGTAATGTTCGTCGTGCAGGAGTCGTAGTAGGGATTGACGACTGTGACACCGATGTCCGTGGACTGAATCACGATGCCGGTCGACAACTGCTCCAAACGCGGAGAAATGATGGTCGTCCCGCTGGTGTTGCCATTGCATTGGATGCCAATCAGCGTGTTGCTTGGCTGCTCGATGCCGACACCGAGAATCGTGTTGCCGTTGACATTGTTCAGGGCGGTCGCAGTCAGCAGGATGCCGATCGCACCAGAAACAGGGGACTGGAAGCGCCCGCCCTCAATCAGGTTGGCATTGGCGCCATCCGTCATGTAGACGCCGTATTGCGTGTTGCCGTTGTAGTGGTCCCTGAGAACGTTGTACGTGCACTGAAGCGTGGTGTTCGTGCTCGCCATGTAGATGCCGATCGATGACGCGGCACCCTTCCCGAACGTGAAGCAGCGTTCGAGATAGCAGAACATCATGTCTTTCAGGTCGACAATCCGACTGACACCACCGTTGTCGAGGAACTGAATATCCGAGGCGCGGCAGTAGAGGCGTTGCGTCGTGCCTTGGGTGCTGGACAGGAGCGCCGATGGGCCTGAGAAGTTGAAGTTGAAGATCGTCAGGCTACGGCCGGCACCCTGAATCCACGTGTTGTCGATCGCCCACTTCAGCGCAGCAGTGATCTTGTAGTTGCCAGCCGGTGCCCACAGATTCCCGCCGATGTTCAGCCACGCCTGCAGCGCCGTCGTGTCGTCGGTCGTGCTATCACCCTTGGCTCCGAACTGCCGGCAGGAGATCCAGTCGACTTTCTGCAGCTTCCAGCGGCCACCGTCAGACGCGACGATGATCGTGCCGCCATTGTCCGCGCTGGTCGTGTCGGCTGGGTCGTACTGGTACGGGCCGCCGCCGCCGTCACCAATGGCGTAGTAGCCGGTAACGAAGGCTCGCGTATAGAGCGTCTTGGAAAGGGTGCGCAGAGCAGCAATGCTGTCTACGACCCGGTTGTTCTTGGACTTGAAGAAATCAGCAACCGTGCCGCCATCGAACCCGACGAGAGCTGCGCCGCCCGCCCCCGCCGTATTGGACAGGGATGCGCCGCCAGTCGGCGTGTCGACAATCTGATCCCAGATTGTGACGCCTGACGCATCCTTGACGATCTGGCGATAGGTGCCAGTGCCCCACACGATGGCCTGCCCGCGGCTGTCCAGAGTGATAGGATTCGTGTTCTGGATCGTGCCGCCCTGATCCTGATATGTGGCTTGAGGATTCAGCGTGCCAGGGGCGTAGAAGCCGACCGTACCATTGGCGAGCGGAAGGCCATTCTGATCGATCCACTGCTGTTTTCCGTTTTGCAGTAGCTGCATGTGGGCCTCAAAACAAAAAGGCCACCCGAAGGCGGCCTATAATGAGAAATCCCCGCGCATGGCGGGGTTGGGGGGGGGGAATGCCGGTGTGTAGTTACTACGAAGTGCTAATGGTCACGCGCGATGCGCCGCCCGAAGTCATACGGGCCGCATACAAGGCGCTGTCGCAGAAATGGCACCCTGACCGGAACAGCCACGGAGACGCGCCGGAAATCATGGCGTATCTGAATCGGGCGTACGATGCGCTGTCCGATCCCGAGCGGCGCCGCGAATACGACGAATGGCTTCGCGACGAGGAAGCCAGTCCAACCACCGAGCCAATCCGGCGCGGCACGCCATTTGCCATAGACGAAACCAAGGTGCGCCCCGCATTAGCCGAGTTGGCGCGTCGCGACCGATGGAAGCTCGTGCCATGGCAACGTCGTGTGCTACTGATGCTCATCACTGGCGGCCTCATCAACCTCACTTGACCGGCTGCGGGTTCGCCAGAATTCCGCGTAGCTTATTGGCGTTTGCCATGTCTGCGGCCTTCGCCACGCGCCCGGACAGCGTGCTACCCAGCGCAGAACCCATCGCCATCCCCGGATAGCCAGCGATCGAATGCCCGAGCGCAGCCCCTGCAGCCGGGGGCGCCCAAATCATGCCGCGCTGCAGCAGGTTATGCCCCTGCACTGCCGCACCAGGGTAGGCCGATGGCGTCTGCAGGATATGGCCGCCTCTGTTCAGGGTCTGGAATTTCGCCAGCTCTTTATCATCGAACACCAGCGCCATCTTTGATGCCTGCTTGTTCATCTCGCGCGTGACGTTGGCCGCGTTCCACATCGACGGGCCGTTTTGCGTGCCGCCGCTGTCACCAGCCCGATAAATCTGCTTGGCAAGTTCGCCCTTGATCTCGGATAGCGCCTGCTGGGCCTGCGGCTGCAGTTCTGCTGGCATGCTCTTGAGCGTATTGATGACGTGCTCAAACTGGCCAGTCGGCATGCTAACGACCTTGGCGCCGATCTTCTCGTCCGGAACGGCTTTGTTGATGCCGTCAGGGCCGGACTCGTTGATGAGCGAGGCGATGCCCTTGGGATTGTCCAGGGTGTTCTTGCGCTCGGCATGCAGGGCGCGGGCTTGGGTGTAGATGTCATCGCCGCCAGCTTTGGCGACATCCATATCCAGCGCCTCCTTAATCTTGCCGACCAGACCCGAATTCTGCGGCGACCACACATTCGGACTATTCAAGTATTGGCGCATGCCCTCCGCCTGCTTGGCGGTAATCTGCTGGATATTGCCGTCAGCATCGACAATGCCCTGCTCACGCATGTAAGCCCGAATGCCGCGGCGCAACTGTGAATTCTCCGCCTTGCCGGCGAAATTGGAGTTTGTGTCCATGAGCTTAACGAAGGCTTCTGGTTCGATGCCTGCCACGCCGCCAGCGCGCTCGTCTGCGGCGCGGTAAAGCGCCGAGACCTCCTTGTCGTAGTGCTCTGACAGGGCTTGCAGCGGGGCGCGCACCGATTGCCCGATGGCCTCAGGACTCGCGGCAGTCGCGCCGGTATCCTTCACGATGCTATCGGCATAGTTCTTGATGGCGCCCTGCTCTTTCTGGATCTGCTCGCGAACCACATCGCCCATCGGGCTATCCAGCTTCGAGTGCTGGTATTCCTGCCCTGCGGTGAACTTGTCGCCCGTGATCGCGCTCTGCCGTTGGGTGTCAAGGCCGATGTCGCGCATCGTCTGAATATTGGCCTGCTGCTCGGAAACTGGCAGACTGGTCTTCGGCTTAGGTAGTTCCGGCACCTCAAAGGCGGGCGTCGGCTGCGCTCCCGCAGGTTTCACCTGCGTGAATGTGCCATCGCCGTTCGGAACGTACTTGGGTTTCGCTGCCGTTGCGGCGGCCTTGGCCTCGCCAGCCGCCGCTTTGTCTGCGGCGGTCTGGAACGGGATGCTGCCAGCCTCAATCATGGGCGCCGCCTTCCCGGCAATCGCAGCGCGCAGATTGTTGACTACGCCGGCTCCGTCAAACGCGGAGCTAACAGCCTTGCCAGCCGCGGGCGCCGCGACAGTACCGATGACCATGGGAACCTGATCGTTGATCGTTGCCAGCAACGGGTTAGACGTACCCTTTACGAAGGTGTTGTCATACGCCTGCCCAACCGAGGACAGCGTATTGCCAACCGGTGTATCCATGACCGCTTTGACGCCACGCGAGGCCATGCCACCAAGATCTGACAGCGCGACCTGACCGCCTTGCGTCTCAGGGTGATAAGTCAGCGCATCAGTGATCTTGTTGCCAAAGGTCTTCGCCTCGTCGTAAGTCTTCCCCGTTGCTGCGGCGATAGTGCGACCGATCATGCCGACCGGTTGTGCAATCATGGAGGTGCCGGCAGTCAGCAGCGGCTCAACAGCGGCGCCAAGAACGTTAGTCGGCGTCCATGGCGCGGCAGCGGGTTGCTTTGCGGAGGCATTCGGCGCCCCTGCGGCCTTCGCCTGATCGGTCTGCGCCATGAAGCGCGAGAACGGATCATCCGTCGAAGCCGCGGCTTGAGCCGGCGTGCTTGCCGCCTTCTGCTGGCCTCCTGTACTCGCGAGGAAATGCGAGAACGGATCATCGCCACCCGCCGCGCTGGCATCGGGAGGCAGTCCAGGCATTTGAGGTTTCGGCATGTTCTGGCCCTGATATGCGCCCATCGTGCGCTTTACGTATGCTTGCGTCTCTGGGAAGTTCGGGATGCCGCCAGCCTTGTCTACAGCGCCGGGGCCAGCATTGTAGGCTGCCAGAGCTAGCGGAACGGTGCCGTACTTGTCCAACTGCTGCGACAGGTACTTCGCGCCCCCGTAGATGTTCTGCGTAGGGTCGTTGACGTCCGTGACGCCCATCTCTTTCGCGGTGTCCGGCATCAACTGCATCAGCCCCGCCGCACCCTTGGGAGAAACGGCGCGGGGGTCGCCGTTGCTCTGTTCGCCGTAGAGCATCACCGCCCGCAACAGACGCGGGTCTACATTGTGCTGCTTACCCGCCGACTCGAGGATGGACGAGTAGTCGGCCATTACTTCTTGCCCTCGATGTAGCCGCTCTGCGCTGCCCAGTTATAGGTTTCCTTAAACTGCGCCTGTTGCTTCGGCGACATCTTGTTGTAGGCCGCCCGGACCTTATCCGGCGCCACGTCAGCGATGAACACGTTCGGATCAACCTTGCCGGCCCATTGCAGTTTCCAGTTAGCGTACTGATTCGCGGGAAGACCCGTAGCCGCAAAGGCGTCCGTCATGGCCTTGTCCATGCGCTCAAGGCCAATGTTTGCCTTGATAACGTTCTCGGCGGCAAGCTGTGAGATATGCGTGCTGGCGTTTCCGGCGAGCGTCGTGGCGAGTTTGGAATCCGTGCCGCCACCCAACGCGCCAGCCTTGGCCGAAGCGTATTGCGTCAGGTACTTGTTCGCCTCGTCGTAAGACTCGATCTTGCTCGCATCCACACCTGGGAACTCGCCAGCATGCGCAAGGATGAACGACTTCGCCTGATTGACAGCGGCCGAGCCGGGGCCGATGTCGCCCTTCTGAACTGCGCCGAGCGCCGATTGCAGTTGGTACAGCCTGCCGGGAACGCCACCGGCATTCGCGCGGTCGGCATCCCATTGCTTGGCAGAGCCTTCCATCGCCGTCGATTCGCCTGTCGGTGCACTCGTCGGGTTGAATCCACCGGCAGTCGGCTGTGCGGGCTGCGCGCCAGGATAACGCCCATTGCCAGACGCGCCGCCCGGTACGAGATTGCCGAATCCCTGATCCTGCGCGACCTGACCAAGCGGCTTGGTTCCCGGTTGTCCGTTCTGGTAGGTGCCGACCTGCGAAACCTGCTCCGCTGGCGTCAGCGTCTTGGTGACTTGCGTGCCGATGATTCCCGGATTGGTTAGCGCGTTGGTGTCGACATACTTCGCGGTGCCACCCTGATCCACCAGCGTCGGCGTCGGCGTCATGGCGCGTAGTTGCGTTTCTCCGCTCAAAGCCGCTTGGTAGTGCTGCGCGAGCCATTGACGAAGTTGCGCGGGGTCTTGCGGCATGCTCTGGACTTCTGCAGCCACAACCTGCGGCGTCACGGCGCCAGCCTGCAACTGGGTTCCTGCGAAACCGAGAATGTCGGCGGCCGTCAGATCCCTCTTCTGCATTAACGACCCGAGCCCTTGACGCAAGCCGGACTGCACCTTGATGGCCTGTTCCAGTTTGCCGGTGTCCAGCGTCTGTTGTTTCTGCTGCGCGTCCAGAATGCTGTTATTGATCTGCGGCAGGTTGTAGGCGCCAGCACCCTGCGCCATGATCGAACGGAACTTGTTGTAGTCCGTGTTTCCGTTGGGGTCGGTAGCCTGCTTGAATGCTTCCGATGCGGCGTTGTTCGCGTCAATGCCCTGCTGAAGCGCCTGAGCGTTCAGATTCGACATGCGGAACTGAGCCGCCTGCATAGCTGTCTGCAACGGATTGGTCTGCGGGACTTGCGCCTTGAGCGGGATGGTGTAATCGAGTGGCATCGTATCAACCGTAGGCGGAAGCGTCGTTGAAATAGGTCGTCGTGTCGTTCGGGTTGAACTGAGTTCCCCACGAACCAGTTGATCCGGAAGGTCCGCCAGCATTGTTCTTCATCATCCCGTACAGCAGTGCGTTGCCTCCAATGCTATTTGCCCCGCTGGCAAGCGCATTGGCCGATCCGACGCGACCCGCAGCCGCAGCATTGGCGCCACCCATCATCGTGTCACCGATGCTGTTCATGGCCTGCGCGCCGAGCGAACCATTCGTAGATGCGGCGTTCTGGCCGTTATTGACGACGGCGCTCAGGCGGTTGACGCGATTCGCGGCGCTCCCATAGTTCGTGTTGAACGTCTGCAGCGCGCGATTGAAGACATCGTTGTAAGTCGTGTTGGCAAGACCCGTGGCATACCCAGTCGCCCCTTTCAGCGCCGCGCCTGACGTGCCGAGCCCTCGGGCCGCAGCCGAATTCTGCACCGCCCTCAGACCTTGATCGAGGGTGAACTGATAGCCGGGTGTCGCTTCCGCTTCCGCTTGAGTGGGCGCGTGAAACGTCTGCATCAGCGGATTGGTCGGGTCGTAGCCCGTCAGGTCATAGCCGCCATTGGCGTTACCCTGCGGCAGGTAGCCCATCGCCCCGAGCAGTTGCGGGATCAGATTCGTCCCGGCCTGCATGTACGGCTTCAGATTGTTCTGCGTCTGCTGCCACTGCGCATTCTGCATATCCGCAGTTCGATTTGCGGCGTCTGCCTGTGTATCGGCCGCAGATTGCGCCCCCATTGCGCTAATCCCGCCACCCACAACCGCACCACCCGCTATTGCGGCAGCTACGCACATGTCTCACCTCCCGGAAGATCTTTGAGTTTGAGTTCCATCACAACGTCGTCGGCGATATAACCGCGTCGCTGGAGAATCTCGTACAGTTTTCCGGTCCTCGTGACCGGCCAGCCAACGATGCTGACGCCGCGCTCGCGAAGCGCTGTCTCTACGCTCGACATGAAGCGCGGCATAGATCGCCTATGATCTGGATGCACATAGAACGTATCGACGTTTCCGCACAACTCGGTTTTCAGGTGGAGGCTCTTGTATAGAATTAGCAGCGCATATCCGGTCAAGATACTGTCTTGGTCGCGCAACGTCATTGCGATCAGAGAATGGTTGGCGGCCAAATAAAGGTACTGATCGATGTCTGGATCAATCGCAAGGCCGCGCTGTCCGTGATAGGCGCAGGTATCTTTCTTGATCTCCGAACATTCATCCCAGCTTTGCTGGCCAAGTGGGATGATCTCGTTCGCAAGTTCGCGCGTGAAAGTTTCGATGGCAATCTTCACGAGAACAGGCCTCCATTCATGAAATGCACGGTGATGACACTCGCCGTCCCGGCTTTGCCCTGCAGGATGTCGCCAGCCGCCATCGTGGGAAGGTCGACGTCTACCCATCCGTTTGCCGGAACGGTGTAATTGGTTGGCACGAGCTGCGTTGCTGCGCTGGCCGAACCGCCATTCGGGACAGCATCGATTTCCGTCGCCACCGCAACGCCAGACGTGTTGGTGAGCCGGATGCGGCCACCACGCAGCAGCACGGTGGACGGGGCCAGCGGCATCGTGAAGATTGCCGCAAGCGCAACGCCCAACTGCACCGGCTGGAAAAGTTTCGAGTAGGTGATTGCCATAGTTATTGCGCCGCCGTGAAAGTCAGCCCATCAAGGGATACATAGGTGTTGTTGCCTGCATCTGGATTTACGCCGCCAGCACCCGAAACCGAGACGCGGCCGACTGCTCCATTGCTGATGCAGACCAGCAATTCCGTGTTGACGGGGCGGTAACCAACCGGCAACAGGAAGGCGAGGCTGCCGATCGTCCCGAGTTTGATTGTTCCCCGTAGATGCACGACGCCGAACGGGTCTTTCCAGTAGCCGGCGGGGTTGAACGGCGATCCGTAGTTCACCCACGAATTCAGCAGCGTCGGCGCGTTCCACTGTTCCAGGCTCTGCGTCTGCGGCGTCCGTATGTCTAGCGCCTGCGCTTCCAGATCATCGAGGCGCCGCTGTAGCGCGCTGATGTTCTGTGGGCCTAACTGCTGCGATTCAAGATCCGCAATCCGGCGCAGCGCTTCCTGCAGAGCGGCGTCTGACGGCACAACCGACTGGTAATCCGCCTGGGTCTGCACTGCCGCAATTGCCTTGAGGATCTGCGTCAGATCAGTGCTCGAACTTCCGCCCCCGAGCTTGTTGAAAAACGTCAGGAACAGTTGCCACCAGACCTGTGTGACCTGCCCGTTCGTCAGGTCCACCATCGGCGCATTGGGCGCCGGGAGGTTGTTATCCGGCGTCATGTCCGAGCCGACGAAATGTCGATGTATGCGCCATTCAGCGCCGTTTTCACCGGAGCCGACCACGACAGCTCAAACACGCGATCGCGCGCGTAGCCGAGTCGCTGGTACTGGATCACGCTGATGTAATCACCGGCCCTTCCGAGCGAGCCTGCGACGTAATTGCCCCACGAAAAGCCACGATCATCCGACCAGCGCAGCCGGATTTCCGGGTCTGCTGTATCACCCGGAAGGCCTTGACCGACTTCCATGTCTGCGACGAACTGGCGGAAGAAAGCACGCTTTCCACTTGCCCCGATATGCGGGAATGAGCGGATTCGGAGAATCGGATTGCCGTTGTCGGTGTAATTGTTCGGGTCCAGCGCATACACGGCACCGGTCGCGTAGTCGCCCACCAGATTGCGGCCCTGGTTGAACGAATGGCACGCGCCACGATGACGGGAAATCGTCCCGTTGGCTTCCAGATAGCCGCGCTGATGCCACGTGCCGGTCGCGGTGTCGTACACCCACGTCTTATTGGCAGTCGGAAACGTCAGCACGTAGAACGGATGGCCGCCCTGCTGATAGGTGTAGCCGATCGCGTCATCAATCCGGCTGTAGGTCGAGAACTCCTGCTCAATGGCGTGGGTGCTGATTCGGTTGGCCGTGTAGTTCCTGCCGGCCATCACGATCCCTTGTCCCTGTTGGTCCTTCGACAGCCAGAACAGCGTCAGATCGAACTTCGCAACCGAGTGCTTGGCAGCGCAGCCATGCTCGATGAACACGCCAGGCATGCGCCCGAACGTGAAATCCGAGGCGCCCGTGTTGTACCAGACCTCCGTAGTCACATCCCCGAACAGCCAGATTTCGCGGTGCATGACCGCATGCGATACCAGATTGTCCGGATAGGTCGACTTCGAGGCGATGTCGAGCGAGTTGAACGTCACCGCCTGGTAATTCGAGATATAGAACTGCTGCGCGGATGGCTTGTTGAAGATGAAATAGCCATCCACGAAATCCACGCGATCCGCGCCATAGAACGCCGGATCGGTAACCTGCGTCATGACATTTGTCACGAGATGAATCGTGTAGCCGTTGGGCGTGCCGTCCACGATTACAGCGTCCGTGCCGTTGTCAGCGATGACCACATGGCCGCTCAGGGTCGAGATCGAGCCAAGCAGCGTGTAGACGTTATTGATGTCAACCGCATAGACATTCGCCCCCACCACCTCATACCGCTGGCCGGTCGTCGCCGTATAGATGCAGCGCGATTCGGCCTGCACCGGAGGGGTGGAGACGAGCGTCAGCCCCGGCGTCGGGTAATGCGTGATCTTCGTGGCGGCATCGTCCGGATTCGCTTCCTGGTACAGATTCACGCAGCGCTGCGCATCGGCGATCAGGCTGCGGGCAGTGTAAGCGCCGCCGACGAGAGGAACGCGCATCAGTCACCAATCCTGACCGGCTTAAATAGCCGTTCTGGGGGCAACCCGCGCCATACGCGGTGCCGCAAGGTCTTGAGATCAATCCCAAACATTTCTGAAGCCTCTCTAATGGTCATTTCGCCTTTCGGCGTCTGAATCTTTGGGAAATTCCTATTTCGGTTCTGCTCAGCATCTGTAGCCCATCGACAGTTACTGGGCTCGTAGTTGCCATTGTTGTCGATGCGATCAATCGAAAGATCGTCCCTATACGCGTCGCCCATGTCAGCGAAGAATTCTTCGAATCGTTGCCACCTTTCGCAGACAACAATTCCCCTCCCTCCATACATCGAATAGCCAGTAGCTTTCGGATTTGCGCAGCGCTTTTTCATGTCAGCCCAAATGCGGTAGACCCTAGTCCCGGCCATTCCGTGAGCTGTCTTTTGTTTAGCGACGGAGGCCTTCCTTAAACATCCGCAAGACTTCGATTTCCCGCCACGGAGACTTTGCCCTGCAACAAATGCTTCAGTCCCGCAATCGCATCGGCATAGCCATTTGCTGCCGCGCGGCTCAAGGGCCATCCACTTACCGAACCGCTTACCTACGAGATCAATGTGCCTCTTCATTTCACGCACCTCCAATGAGATACGCTAATTATAACTTCTTCGTGTTTCTTCGTACTAATAATTCATGCCGTTATAAATATTAAATTTCTGCCGCGAGATCAGCCCACGGGGCATGCGCATCTGTTCAATCTGCGCGTTCATGCGCTTGATGACGCGCTTCGCATTGGCAGCACGCTTTACGAGCGACGGCAACGGCTCGATCTGGTACGAAGGGGCCAGATATGGCCCGAGATTGAAGCGGATGGCCGACAAATACTGCGGCGGCAGGTTGACAACCGTTCCCGGTGCCGCGAACTGCGGCAGCACTTCCATCGTCAGGATATGAATCTGGAACGTGCTATCCGGGATCGGGTAGAAGAACAGATTCCCGAGCGGATATGCCGCGTCGTAGTAGGCGAACTCCGGGAACGAAGTCAGACCCTTGAGCGCGATCCTCGCGTAGTCCTCGCGCGACCCCAGCAGTGTCACCGGGTAGTCGATGGCGCTTGCGCTGCCGGCGTTCAGGCGCGCATAGGCCGCCTCGATCCGCACCGGGCGCGTAATGTTGAAATTGCCGCCAGTGCCCACCGTGTAGGACTGTGCGCCGGTCGATGTCAGCGGCGTATCGACCAAGTGATAGACGGAAAGCCTCTCGGTCTGCCACTCACCCAGCATCATGTTTAGCGTGGCGAGTCCGTCAGCGGTGTCATCCGGGCTAATGGATTGCCCGATGCCCAGCGCGCCGATGTCCTTCAGCGACAGCGTGAGCAGATCGACGGCGGTCGTCATCAGGCAGTCTCAATCGCAGCGCGCAGCTTGGCATCCGACCAGCGGCCATCGACCTTGATGCCCTTTTCGGTGGCGATCTGCATCAGGATGGCGCGTTCACTGTCGGGTTGCGCAGCCAGCAATGCGGCTTCGGCCTCGGCGCTGTCAACGATGACGCCATTGACCCATTTCGGATACTCCACGTAGTCCGGGCTTTGTTCGCGCGGCGTGAACGGTGCGCGCTCGGGCAACTGCCACCCATCGCCCAACGCCGTGTGTTCCTCGACGGTCTGGACAAGCTTCGATTCGCCATCCTTGCTCACCCATGCCGGGTACTCTTTGAACTCGTAGGTCATACGATCCTCGGAAAGAAAATCCCCCGCCGAAGCGGGGGAAGATTGGCGAATGAGCATCAGCGGACGATGCGGCAGGCCAGTTCGGGGTAGATCGAGGCCCAGCCATAAAGCACGTCAATCCGGCAAGGCACCGTGTCAGTGCCAATCGCGTACTGGCGGCTGATACGCATTGAAATGCCCTTGTAGTTGCGACGGGCACCCCATGCGCCGTACTGGGCCACGTCTTCGAGGTCGGCGGTTGCCAGCGTGAAGGCGTCGCGGTGATACGCGAGGTTGGCGACGTAGTTGGTCGACGCAGCGATGTCCCACGTCACAGCCGCGCCGTTGGCCGGACCAGCCGAAACGGTCTGATACTGCTGGTTGGAGGCTGCGGTGTTGATCGCCGGGAAGATCGACACGGTAGCGTTGCCCGAGCCGTCAGCCGTTGCGTTGGCGGTCACGGTGAACTGGCGCAGCACGCCGGTCGATTGGCGGTTCTGCGGGTTCACACCGAACACGCCAGCGATGGTGAAGGTGTCGCCCTTGTTCACCGTGCCAGCGGCGCCCAGACCCGCTAGGATCAGCGACGAGCCAGTCTGCGACGCGCCGTTCACGGTACCGTTGGTGCGGGTACCGGTCGTGAGCGTGTTCACGTTCTGGTCCATGCCGATGTCGAAGCCTAGACCCGAGGGCGAGAAGATGCCCGAGTCATATTGCGAGCCGATCTTGTTCGATGGGTTGAACAGGCCAGCAGCCGCCTTGACCATCGAGCCGTTCGTGGCCGGGTCCCACACGACGGTACGCATACCGTCACGGGGAGTGGCTTCGTTGTCGAGCTTCACGCCAGCGTCGAGCAGCGCCTTGATGTCGTTCGGGGTCGTGCCCACGGTACCGACAGTGTTGGCGACACCCGCGGCGAGTGCCAGGCCATCAAAGTCCAGCTTGTTGGCGATGGTCGCCATGGCCGGCTTCAGATAGCGCGTGGCGAACTCGTCAACGATCAGGGTCAGTTCCTGCGACGAGAACGTGAAATCCACGTGGAACTGCGTGGTCAGCGTGATCGGAACCGAGGTTTCGTTCACGTTTTCGAGCGACAGGTTCGGGCCGGTCGTACCGACGAAGCGGTTCGGCTTGCGGGCGTTCACCGTTGCGCCGATCTTGGCGCCCGTGCGAGCGAACTCGTCGGAGTATTCGCGGTTCGAGCGCGACGTGAACGACAGGTTGTTCTCGAGAATCATCAGCGATTCATCGAGAATCTTGGTCGGAGTGAGAAGCGTATTGCTCATCGTGGTTCACCTATTTGCGATTGGCTTTCCGCCATGCCGCGTATTCCTCCGTCGAGGCGAACTCGGACGGTTCGGGAGCCGCAGCGCGGCCACCTACGGGGCTAATCGGCGGGGGAGCCTTGGAGACAGGAGGGGCTTTGGAGAGCGACGCTTCGATGCGCGTCAACTCCATTGCCATGCGCATGGGAGGAAGGGACAACAGACGCTCAGCCGCTTCGGGATTGCTGCCGAGGTGATGAATCACCTTGTGGCCCGCATCCATCGCCGTGATCGCCTCAAGAAACTCTTGCGGCGCACCGCCGAGCATCCCGAACGTACGTAGCGAGGATTCCCAGTCCGGGAAATCCTTCTTGCCTGCCTCAAAGGTCTTGTTGCAGGCCTCGTCAAAGCGTTCTTGCTGCACCAGCCGCTTCGCTTCCGTGCGGATCTCGTCGGCAGTCATTGGCTTGGGAGCCTGCTGCGTCTGGTCCGGCTGCTGGTACTGGCGCAATTGCGCTTCGAGGGCTTCGCGTTGCCGCTTTTCCTCGTGTTTCTCCCGCGTGAGCTGGTCGATGCGGCGTTGCACCCAATCGTTCTTGGGCTTGGCTTCCTGCGTCGTGTCGATCTGCTGCGCGGCTTGTCCGGTGCCCGACTCCGAACCTTCTACGAGCGGTTGCGCCTGTTCCTGTCCCGTAGGCGTGACGGTTTCCACTACCGGTACAACTTGATCTTCGGTTTGCATGGACGAGTCCAAGAATTGAGCCCCGCGATGCCGCGCGGGTGCGGAAAACAAAAAAGCCGCCCGGAGGCGGCTTGGTGAGGGAGCGGGAAGCGGGTTAGCGCTGGCCGCCGATGATGTATTGCTCGCTGGTCGGCGTGATCGAGCCGGCGGTCGTGTTGATGTACTGAATCGCCAGCGTGTTGGCGGCGGACACGCGCACGTTGCCGATCGCAAGGCCGGTCTGATGCGATGCCTTGTTGATGTCGAGCGAGTCACCGACCTGCAGGCCCGGCACCGTGAAGGTCTGCTCGACGGTCGTGTTGGCGCCAACAGCGGTGGGCGTCAACACCTGGCGGATGATGAACAGCGCAGTCACGGGCGTCGGGTTGGACGCGTCCTGAAGAATTCCGATGTAGCCGGGCATGGTTGTTCCTTATTGAGCGGGCAAAGAAAAACCCGCGCTCGGCGGGTTCGGTTGGGGTTGCTGCTGCTGTGGATCTGGCGGCGAATCTGCGGGCATGCCGGTCTGCATCATCTGCATCACGACCTGTGTCGCCACGTGCGCCACGACCTGCGGGTCGAGCGGCTGGCCCAACGCCTGCAAGCGCTTGGTCTCCGCGTCGTATTCCTTGATGTTGACCTCTTTCGCTTCCTTGCCGGTCTGAGCGTCCTGAAGTGCTTGCGACAGATGCTCGATCATCTGGCCCATTTGCTGCATCTTCTGTTGCATGTCCTGCTCGGTCGGGCTCGGACCTTCGCCAAGGATCGCCTTCGGGATCGTGCGATGCAGACGTTCTGCGACATCCGAGGCCATCGGGAAGTCGGCCGCCTTGAACAGCAGATCGCCGGCTACCTTCATCAGGTCCTTGTCCTGCGACATGATCTGCGTGAGCGCATTGAAGGCTTCCTGCCGGCGCGTCTCGAAGTTCGGGCCGACTTCCACCGTCACGTCATAGCGCCCGATGCCGGGGTTGTAGATCAACTGTACGTCCATGCCTTCGCGCTCTTTCTCGTCGGGCGCGGGCTGGCCGTTGGGCATCGCAACAGGATGCTGCTGCTCGGGGTCAATCGTGGCGAACGTCTCCGTGCCGTCTTCCCCGAGGATGCGCAGCACGCGCTTCGTGTCGTAAATCTTGGGGATCAGATCGATCAGGATGCGACCGGTGTAGCGGATCGCGCGGGCCACGTTGTCGATGTAGTGATACGTCGCCGTGTCGCCCTGGCGCTGACGAGCCTGAATCGCAACACCGGCCTGAGCGTTCGACGGCTGGCCGAATTGCTCCTGATACTGGCCCGAGGCCATCATCAGTTCTTGCTGTGCGGTCTGCATGCCGGTCAGGTAAGCGGCAGCACCGACAGGCGGTTGCTCGCGCTGCGGCTTCTGGATCGGATTGCCCTGCTCGTCGTAAGCGTTGTACGGCAGATACGGCAGGTTATCGAGGTTCGCGCGGCTCCATTCCGACTCATAGCCTTCGATGGCTTCAGCCGCGGCGATGAACGGCGTTTTGGTCTGCAGCGCGATGAACTCGACGTTGGCAGACGACATGTAGTTGTACATGCGTTGCGCGTCCTTTAGGTTGCGCGTATGGCCCTTGCGCTCGATCTTGCCCTCGATGTACCGCTCTTCGCCCACCACGCGCACGATTGGGATGTACCGACCGGGCCATGGCTTGGTGTCGATCACCTTATTGCCGGCAATCTTGCACCACGTGATTTCAGGCATCATCACAGGCCGCTTCTGAACCTGTGGATCGGCCATGAGCGCCTTAGCCTCATCGGGATTCTCGACATCCGACAGCAGCATCGGGCCGTTCATCGGATGGTTGATGAGCGTTTCAGCCTTGTTGCGCTTGTAGAAATATTCCGCGACGCGGATCTTGTCCTTGTCGATCCAAGTATTGCCGGTGCGATCGAGCGGGAAGCTCACATCCTTGGCTTCCTCGCCCGGATACTGCGCCTTGAACTCACTCTCGGTGATGTCCTCGAACACGAAGGCGAACTTGGCGTCAGCGCCATCGGCCGATTCGATGTCAGGGTCCAGATAGACCGTCATCGCATCCTTGACGCGGCGCAGGAAGATTTCCTGCTCGAAGCTGCCATCGTGCGCGTACTCCGTCACGACGCGCCAGAAGCCAATCCCACCTTCCACAGCCGATTCCGTGGCCGTGTCGTACACCGTCTCGGCGTGCGAGTTGTACTCGATGTGCCGAACGATGCCGTCATAGATCTTGGCGACCTCGACATCGGCAGCGCCATCGACCGGCAGCGTCTTGATGCTTGGCTTGTTCTTCTTGGCGTCGTTGATGATCTGCAGGTTGTGCTGACGCGTCTTGTTGATCGTCAGGCATGGGCGATTGTCACCGTCGCGGCTGTTGCGGATCTGGTCGGGCCACTGCCAGCCGTTGTCCGGATCTCCATTAGCAAACTTCACGTCCTCGACAAAGCGACGGCGAAACTCGTCCTCGATCTCCTGGCAGCGAGCGAAGCGGTCCTGCGCCTCTTTCACTATTGGGTCGAGCCCGTCGTCTTTGCGCTTGCGTGCCATATTTATCGAGGCGTTGCGTTCAGGTGCGTGTCAGGTACGTTGACAACCGTCAATCCATTGGGGAAAGCCCATCCGTCGCCGGCTTGTACCGTCCATGTGCCATCGTTGCCACCAAGCACGGTCACCGTGCGGTTGATGTACTCGGGCATGCCAGAGCGGACGATGTAGGCCATGTCGCCGGGGGCAAAGGAGTTCATGTCAGTTCATCCAGCCGCCAGTGCCCATCGGGCCACGAGCGCGGTTAGGTTTGTCCTGTGGTTTCTTTGGCTCCCGCAGCGCGACAGCCAGGTATCGGAAAGCATCTGCGCCGTGCGAGGCCCAATCGTGCAGCGGCTTGGTGCTGTACTGCCGCGTGTCAGGATCGACCTCGTAGCGGTAGTTGCGCAGGCACTGGATGCCATCGGCGCATTTGTCCGCGTCGAACCAGCACGCGCCAAAGATCGTGCGAGCCGCGTTGATACCGTCCGCTACGCTGCTCTTCGGTGTGATGCGCACCTTGAAGCCCGCGGCTCTGGCCTGCTGCGCAATCGTGCGCTCCGAGGCCAGCAATTCGTTGTCCGCGTCGTGTGGCAGCCAAGTATCGCCGTACACGTACGACTTACCCTGCAGATGCTTCAGGTAATGCGCCAGCGCGTGGCCTTGGTTCTCGTAGTAGTCGATCACTCGGAACTCGAAGCCCACCATCTGCGCGAACCAGATTGCCGTTTTGTCCGCCCTGCCCAAGTCCCAGAACGTATGCACTGGCTTGGACTCGTCATAAGGCACTCGGGTAAAGCGCTGCTCTTCCGTCGCCCTGCGTACCTCGTTGGCGTAGATCGCACCGTCCAGCGTCTGCTTGCAATGCCCTTCCCACACCGTCAGGTATGCATCAGGGTCTTTCGCCTTCAGATCGTCCTTCTCCTGCTCCAGCACCTTGGGAAACCAAGGGTTGTCGGACCAGTTGATCTTGACGACGATGCTGCTCGTCGGCGGCTTCACCACGAACCGCTGATATGTTTCGTCCGCCTCAAGCGACGGGTTGAACGTGATCCAGATTTCCGACTCTTCCTTACGGATGGTCGGGATCAACGTGTCCCACGAGCTTTTGCTGATCGTCTGCGCTTCCTCGCACCACACGATGTCAACGCCCTCGAAGGACTTGATCTTGGTGACGTTGTGCCGCAGGCCAGCAAAGTAGAACGCACTGCCGTTCTTGCCGATGATCGTCGTGTTCTGGATCTCGTAGAAGTCCGACAGACCGAGCGCCTTGATCTGGTCACTCAGCAGCGCATGAACAGACTCGCTGATCGAGTTCTGGAACTCACGCGCGCACAGAATGCGTAGGGGCTTGCCAGCAGCCAGAATCAGCAGTGCTCGGGCTACACCCCACGACTTCGCGCCGCCGCGCCCTCCGTAGAGGACTTTGTAACGGCTGCGCTCGAACAAGCATTGCAGCTTCTCAGGAAACTGGATTTCCATCCGGAGTCTTGAAGCTGATTGTGATGCTCTGCGTTAGCGGTCCACCATTAGCGCCAGTGACCTCGGCCTGCACATTCGCCAACTTGGCATGCACAAAGGGCGCGGCCTTCTGCGCAACCTCGGCAGCCTGAATACGGTAATCGAGAGGGGTGACGACCTTCCCGCCGTCCCCGCCAACCTCGCCGTTCTCAGCCATCTGCCACAGCTCGCGCATCGTGCCGAGCATTACCTCAAGCGGCGTGATGCCCTCGGCCGCAGCCTTGTCCGCAATCTCTCGGGTCTTCTTTGTCACGGCGCCAGGTTTGCGTCCCGCGCCTTCGCGTGATCCGCCTCGGGCCATGTTTGATTACCTTTGATTTCGTTTGATTGTTTTCAATCTTAATTTGCCCAGCTTGTCTCTATGTCGCCAACCAATCCCGTCGTCCTTGACTCGGAAGTCTTGCAGCCCCATGTCATTGCGGCTCGTGGAAGCCGACTTATCAGCCTTGAGCCCTTCAAAGATGCGAGGTCGCGCGCCACGAGCGGGTTATTGGCCCTGCATGTCACCTCGCCTATCCCGTAAGGGAGATGCCGCGTGGCCTTCCACATCCGACGCCCACTTTTGTAGTAAGGCGTGATGCCCACATTATCCAATTCCTCTAGCGAGGCGAATCGTCCGCGCCAGCGCTTGCCAAGATCAACTTTGTGATTCGGATTGAACGGAATCGGTAGCATCGGCAAATCCTTAGTTGAATCAATCACATCAAGGAGCGCGCCCCTATGCGGCGATTGGGGGAATCGCGGGAGGCGTGTCCGCTGGAGCGCGCTGCTAGATGCGACTGCAAAAGAAAAACCCCGCACGAGGCGGGGCGGGAAGCTAGCCTTTCGAGCTAGCGGAGGAGACAAGGTGCAACGTGATGCTGGGTGAGGGGCCGGTTGGACGTTGACTTTGCCGAGACACGTTACCGGCCTGCGCGATCGGCACCGCGCATTCCCTCGCGTTTGGTGACTGCGACCGGAGCATCCCGGACTCGACTAAGCCGTGCTGTTCAGTCACCAAACGCGAGGGCGCTACGTTTCGTGTAGCACTCGGCCTCAACAGAGGCACCAAGGGAGACTATCTATACGAGGCTGATTTTAGGGAAGAAAAGCGAACATTTCCAAAACTGTTTTGTCGAAAATTTTCGCCTTAATCCACTACGGCGACTTCCTGCCTTTGCCCATACTGCTCGTCAGTCTGAACGCGCCGCAGAATCTTGCCCATCCTCACGGCTTCACGCGCAAACCTGCGAGCGCGATAGGTCACGGTCGATTGAGCCACCTCGAGATCAATCGCAATGGCCTTGCGCTTGTCCGAGTTCACCCACAGGCGCACGAAGCATTGCAAGTCGATGCTATCCGGCTCATTCTCAGCCAGTCCGTGGATAGCCTGGTTGAAAAAGGCAAGCTCCTGGGAGAGCTCCGCATCAGGCTCGGGCCGCACGCGTGACGGCTGGAACCTGCCCAAGACATTGCCCTTTACCTTCGGCGCAAGAATCCCCTTGCTGCCGCACCAGATTACCCACGCACCGCACTTCGCGTCTAGTTGCTGGTCATCCATTCGATTCATCCCTATGGTTGTCCGCCTTGGATACTCGATCCTTGAGTGATCGGATGGCTGCAATCGTTACTTGCACATGTTCCTCTCCGAACGTCATTGGAATTAGCGACGGGTCTTGGCTCAGTTCAAGCATGACACGGCGAAATGCGTCATATCCGATCTTTGCCTGAGCCTCGATGACTGCCATTTCCTTTTGATGCGACTCGCGCCGCAGCACAGCTTCAGTCTCCGCAATCTCTCGTTTGTCGGCTTGAGAAATCATGAAACGAATGAGGTAGTAGCCGGCCGCTCCGAGAGAGCCAATAACCGTCGCCCATGTCAGGAACGTCATGACTGGAGGCAAAGCACGATCCAGCACGAGATACCAGACAAACGCATCCTTTGCTGTCTCGCCGAGCCCCTGCATCATCTGCAGGATGAGTTTTAGTTCTTCCATCACGCCACCTCCATCAGCAATCGAATCGTGTCATTGAGTACCGAAAGTTCGTCCTTCTTGAGCACCTTCCAGATACGCTTTTGCCCATGCAGCCCATTGAAATGATCCATATGGCAGCTTCGGCACAACGGAATTGCCGTGTACCACGCTCCCTGCTCTATCTCGTGCGCGTCGCTCGGCCCACCGGTCCCGCAGCACCCGCAGTCCATCGACTTGATGCGCTCGATGTGGCGGGACTCGGCTGCGGTGGGCTTGGGCTTATTTTTGGATTGCATAGCTCATACCCCATGCCACCAGAAATACCAGCCCAGCCACGGCCAATAGATCAGTCCCATGTCAGCCCTCCTTTGAAAGTTCATCTGGAATGCAGTTGTGCGCTTGGTGGTCATGGTTGCGGACTCCACCCCGGAACGTTCAGGCGAATCAATGTTCGCGCACAGTCGCGCGCCACAGGCAGCGATTCATGAAGCATCGTGACGTTTCCGGCATATGCGTATCCGGCTAAGAGCCTCACCTCATCCATGTCGGAAACATCGATGTGGCTGCAATCACCTCCGTCGGCAGGAAGGCCATTGAAATCACCTATCATCGCGCGACATGAAGACACGTCCGACGCAAGAATGATGGCTTCTGGCCCCCAATTCATCGCGTGAACATGACGCGGACGATCTGGCGTAGGGACGTGTCCGTGGCCTGGAGGGCGACTCGGCATTCCGTGCGCATAGACGCCTGGATTCCAATAGCCATCAATATGCAGCCCTGAACGGCGATGGTGATGTCCGGCGCGAACGATGCCCTGATCGACCATCATGTAGATTGGTTCATCCGTATCAATGCCATCAAGCATTGCATCAATGGTGGGTTGCCAGCGCCGTAAATCTGCGGGTAGTCCTTCATGCTTCCGAAACTCTCGCATATATACCCGCTCACCTCGAAACTCAGGGAACGAAACCATTCCTCTCTTTTCAACGATGCTATGCATTTCTCTCTCCTACACACGTTAGGCTGTAAAGCCGATTTACACCGGATGTGGGGTGTTATGCCTTGCGGTTGACTGCGCCTTTGTACTGGCTACGGTACTGGCGCATCAGTTTGGATTCGTTGCTTTCCAGTTTGTCCTTGCGGCGGTCTTCGCCATTCCCGCTGTTGCGCATGGTGTGGCGCTTGTAGCCGCTGCCAGTCGCGCCCATTGCCTGCCACAGCATGTGGGACCAGCGCTGGGTGAAGGTCTGCTTGCCGAGGATGTCGGTGATACGCATTGATTTCTCCTAGTTCGTGATGGCCTCAATGGCCTGTTCAACGGTTTCCACTACTGCCACTTGGCCTCGCCAGTTGGCGTGCCATTTCTCCTGATCCTCGGTCAGCTTGCGGGCGCTGGGCGGCTTTGCCCCATCTTTCACTTCGAGCAAGCTCGTCATCCCGCGCCATCCAACGAGTAAATCCGGACAACCTTGACCTACCGCGTGCAGCGGCTGGACCGTGGCCCCGATCTTCCGGAGCGCGGCCACAATCTCAGCCTGGTTGTCATCGACCTTTGCCGCTCGCCTCATGCCAGCGCATCCCGCACCCGCAGCACGCCTTTCGCAGCCACGGTGAACACGAGCGCCACGCAGCCCACGGCCCAGCCCACCGCAGCGAATGCGCCAGCGAGCAGGCTGACCAGCGCGTACAGCAGCACGAAGCCGATGCCAGAGAGGATCGTGATGGTTTTCATGCCTCGCTCCAAAGATCGCCCTTGTAATGCGCCACCACCCCGCCGATGTACGGCCCCTCGGCGTATCGGAAGCAGCGCCCATCCCATTGCACTTTCATCGTGTGCCCGAAGACATCGTTCAGCCGGTACTCGCCTACTGTCTCCGGATGCTCGGTGTAGGGGTGCCATGTACCCGTTTCTGCGGTCATGCTGGCTCCTTGCGCTTGGGCATCGATTGCGGATACCAACTCGGTTTCTCGTCCCGGTACTGGCCGGTGATCGGGTCATAGACGAGCTCGCAAAGCCCGACTTTTCCGTTTGCCTTCTTGCGGACCTTCTGCACGTGGACCTGTACGAACTTGGCTTCGTCGGTCACGTCACGGAACACGGTGATGCAGTTGTCCGCCTTGTTGCGCCAGTGGGCGGAGCCACTGACGTCGTAGGGGGTCGGGACCGGATACTTGCCGTCCTTGTCCTTGTAGAGCTTGGCCGGGTGAGCGACCAGCCAGACGTGAACCTGGCACTCTCGGGCAAACTTGCGGATGCGCGACAGGCACTGCGAGATGTGCTCCGTCTCGGAGATTTGCGCCACTCGGGAGTGGTCGATCTCATTCCACGGATCGATGACGAATCCCCGGATGCCGCGCTGCGACACCATTTCCTTGGCGATCTCGAGCAAGCCGTCCACAGTCGGGAACTCGGGCAGGATGAACGTGAAGTGGTCGTTCAGCCATGTAGTCGCCATGTCCACGTCAGCCGGCGTCATGCGTTCGGTCGGGCCAGCGTCAAACGGCTTGCCGGTGTACTTCTGCATGATCTTCTCGGCGTGGTAGCTCATCGGCTGGTTCTCGGGCGAGAAAATCCCGAACGTCCACCCTTGGTTCTTCGCCAGATTCACGCACAGGGCGTCCAGCCATTCCGACTTCCCGTGGCCTGGGATGCCGGTCACCAGCGTCCATTCCCCGGGCATCACCCGATAGAACGACTCGAGGCTGTGCCAACCAGGCGCCGTACCCTTGGGCATGCCATGCCGGTAGTGGTCCCGGATTTCCTCGAGGAAGTCGACCACCCGGTAAGTCCCCTCGATCGGTAGGGGCTGCGCAGACTCGAGACATTCGGACAGAACATCGGCGCCATGGGTCAGAAGCACTTCGTTCGCGTCCTTACAGTCCTGCGGCCACGACACGACGAGGCACTTACCGCGGCCCAGCCGGCGCACCAGTTCTTCCTTGAGCCGCACGCCAGGCGCGTCGCTGTCGACGGCGATGATGTGGGTTTTCACCGTCTCGAGCACCGGATCAGCCAGGAAATCGAACTTGTTGGCGTAGCTCTTGGAGTCCGGGGCGGGTGCGCCGTCCGGGACCGATACGCAACTGGTATGCCCCGCCATCTCGATAGACAGCTTGTCGATCTCGCCCTCGACCCAGATCAGGCATTCCGGCGAGATGTCGTTCACGCCGTACAGGATGCGCTCGGCGCCAGCCGCCATGCGAAAGAGCTTGTCCCGGGTCCGGTACTTGATGTTCACGACCTCAGTGCCGCGGTAGTACGGAAACAGGATGCAACCCCGTTCTTCCTCGACCTGCGGGAAGTAGATGCTGCCCCGGGAGATGCGATTGCGCTGCAGCACGTCCGCCGAGATGCCTCGAGTCTTGAACCACTCGACCACATCGTCTTCCGGCTTTTCCGCCTTGACCACGTATGCCGGCTTTGCGTAGGCCTTCACGACCTCGGGGCGCTGCCATTCCCCGGCCTTCAGCGAGCCCGACCAGCCGCAATGCCAGCAGTTAAAAAGTCCGTCCGTCAGACTCACGTTCAGGCACGGATAGCGCGACTTCTTGCGCGAGCTCGAGCACTGCGGACACGTGGTCTTGTGCTCGCCGTGCGTGTGGTGGCCTACGTCGATTCGCAGATCAGCCCAGGTTTTCACAGTGCCAGCCTCGCTTTTTCTGGCGCCATCGCAGCCTCGATGTACGCCTTGGGTTCGATCTTCGGATTCGCCGCCAGATAGCCGATGACCTCTGACAGCTTCGTTTCGTTGCCTCGAGCATGCTTGCCGAGGAAAGAGCGCGCCGATTGCTCTGGGGTCCCCGCTTGCATCAACAGCCCCAACCCAACCGAGAAAATCATCGCCTTCGGGGTGGTGAAATCTCCCGGTGCCGCGACTGCGGCTTCTGAACGTAGTGAAGAAGTAGTATTGGGATTGGGATTGGGATTGGGAGCTTTTGAGTTGGTTATTTCTGGGTTTCCACTTGCTAACCCAGAAATAACCGGGTGGGTTTCTTCTGGGTTAGCTGTGGGTTCTTTCTTGGTTTTAGGGCGTCCACCTTTTTTCCCGTTTGCTCGAGCGCGATCGGCCGCTTCGTTCGCCTTCACGATCTCTTCATCGCATCGTTTGTGGCGCCAACCGTCCGAAGCAAGGGCGAAAAATTCCTTAACTACCTGCTCCACCGCCTTGCACTCTTCCTTCGAGCGAGCCACAACCAGGCGACAGACAGCCGCGAGATCTGCAGGAAGCGGCGCCTCACGGGTGTAATACAGGTCCAGCAGAAGACGGTACGCACCGTGCTCGAGCATCGTCAGATGCCGTGTGGCACTGTTGTAGTCTCCGATGTGGTGCGGGTAATAGTTCATTCAGCCTTGCCTTCTGCGGTCACTTCCTTGGCGCAGTCTTTGATCCACTGGCAAAGAAGATCGGCCTGCTCCGGCGTGATGCGGATGACGTTGAGAGAACCCTCAGTGCGTTCTTGGCTGATGGAAATCACCCCTTCTTCCAAATACGCAACTTCAATGTCGAACATCCTCATTTGCTACCCCTGCCGCTTAATCAATGCCGCCTTCATCGCCGCCGCCCATTTGCTGACACGCTTTGCTGTCGTGCCATCAGAGGCCATCTTTCTCGCCGTCCGGTGCGCCTCCGCAAAACTGCGCTGCGCGGGATCAAACTGCTTTGGTTCGTTTGGTTTCATGCGGCCCTCAGGGCTATCACTTCTTCCATTACCGTCAACTTGGCCTGATGCATCAGCCATTGCTGCACGCCCCAGTTACCTGTCACCGCAGCCCAAGCGCTCAACTTCTCGGCCGGCAGACTGCGGCGAGTCGGCTTGTCATCCGCCGCCAGGTAATCCGACATATGCGACGCGTAACACTCGGTAAGTTCGGCCAGCGTTCGTTGCGTCATGCCCTTGATCCGGCGATGCATCCACGACGCGCGGACTGCTTCGCGATACGTACTGCAGGCTGCGATCACCTCTGCCGGAAGGAACGCCGGCGCATTCACCACCCCACCAAATAACCTCAGCTCATCCATGGCCATCTCTCCAGAAGCTCCCCGTTAGCCAGAATTCATCGCGTACCTGCTTGAATTACCTGTTGGCCGCGACTTTTAATAAAAGCGCCGCTAAGGACGCCTTTGGAAAACTGATGACCGGCTTACTTCTTCGTCTTCTTTCTGCTCGACGTGCCGACTGGCGGCTGAACGTCATCGCTGGCGTCCTGGCTAAACTTGATTTCCTTCAGGAACAGGCCGGGATGTGCGATCTTTACGGATGGCGGGATACCCCTTTCCTTCCAGTTCTGGACCCGCTGGACGCCGCCATGGCGCACGTCATAGCCAAGGAGGAGCGCCACTTTCGTGGGGCCTCCGAGGCCAATGACCAGCTGCCAGTCAGGGTGGATGGGAGTTCGTTTCGCGTTCATGCGTATATTAAACATGACGTTTAACGGAAAGTCAAACACCGCGTTTATCAACGAAACGTTTACTCGTGAGAACATCCGCGGCATGCACGAAACCATGGTTCGCCTCTACGAGGCCGCGAAGAAACTAAAGGGACTTGAGACGCCGACGGAGGTGGCTCGGGCGCTGAATCAATCCCAGCAAACGGTCAACAACTGGGAGAGGAGGGGTATTTCCCAAGCGGGGATGTTGAAAGCACAAGCTTTGCTGGGGTGTAGCGCTACATATCTCCAAACAGGAGAGCCTCCGATGGAGGCTGTCAATCCCAAATCTGGTGCATATCAGATTGAAACCAAACTTACTGAGAAGTCTGAAGCGCCTCCTTACAATGTGTCTCGGCTGCCAGACCCAAACACTCCGGTGGGCAGCTCTCCCGCGCGGCGTGTGTATGTCGTGGGACGGGCCAATGGCGGCCTACCTGAGCGAGTTTGGACGGATGGCGGGTATCTTGTGGGCGCAACAGAAGAATTTGCAGTACTGGCGACGGATGACCCGTATGCCTTTCTTACCCCGGTCATTGGTACATCCATGGTACCGGTCTACAACCCCGGGGATTTTGCGTTTGTCGAGCCAGGCACAGAGGTTGATCTCGGTGATGATGTCTTGGTCAGACTGAACACCGGGGAGACGCTCCTAAAGCGGCTGCTTGTCAGGCGACCAGACGGCATGCAACTTGGCTCATATGGAGAGCCCGGCACGCTCTACTTCAAGCCAGATGAGATCACATGGATGTACTACGTGGCCCACCCAGTCAGGCGCAAGAAGATCAAAACGCGGTTCTAATCCGCCCCCGTAGCCCACCCTTCGCGGTGGGCTTTTTCTTGTATGTGCCTTGTATGTAACTGATCGCTAACACTTCGTTACCCTTTGCAACGATTGCCGCCCATGAGGCGGTTTTTTGTTGTCAAGAAACTACACACCATGTTTCATCTTTTTCTCCCTTCGCTAAACATAGCGTTTGACACGTTTATAAACATGGTGTTTAATAAGATCCATCAACCCGCACCGATGGAGCAGAGAGATGCAAGAGCACGACAAGAGCGCAGAAACGATCGTCAGTTACAAGGGCTTCAAATCCGACTGGACTTGCCGCGGCTTCCAGTACGCATTGGGCGAGTCCTACGAACACAAGGGCGAAGTCGCTGCGTGCGAAGGCGGCTTCCACGCCTGCGAAGATCCGCTGCACGTTCTGCGCTACTACTCGCCGGCCAAGTCGCGTTACGCCGTTGTCGAGCAATCGGGTGCGCTGAGCCGCCACGAGGAAGACTCGAAGGTAGCCAGCTCGCGTATCAACATCAAGGCCGAGATTGATCTCGTTGGCCTGATCAAGGCTGGCATCAAGTGGCGCATCGATCGTTGCACGCCGGTCGAAGACAAGACCTCGCATCTGGATAACGCAGCAGTGACAGCCAAGGGTCGGAACGAATCGGCGGCGTCATCGGGCGACTCCGGCGCTGCCACTGCATCGGGCAACTACGGCGCTGCCACTGCATCGGGCGACTACGGCGCTGCCACTGCATCGGGCGACTCCGGCGCTGCCACTGCATCGGGCGACTCCGGCGCTGCCACCGCATCGGGCTACTCCGGCGCTGCCACTGCATCGGGCGACTCCGGCGCTGCCACTGCATCGGGCAACTACGGCGCTGCCACTGCATCGGGCGACTCCGGCGCTGCCACTGCATCGGGCGACTCCGGCGCTGCCACTGCATCGGGCAACTACGGCGCTGCCACTGCATCGGGCGACTCCGGCGCTGCCACCGCATCGGGCTACTCCGGCGCTGCCACCGCATCGGGCAACTCCGGCGCTGCCACTGCATCGGGCTACTCCGGCGCTGCCACTGCATCGGGCTACTCCGGCGCTGCCACTGCATCGGGCTACTACGGCGCTGCCATGTCGAGCGGCCGCAACGGCAAATCCCAGGGTAAGAAAGGTTGCGCGCTGTTCCTCGTCTACCGCGACGCGAACTGGAAGATTGTCCACGCCAAGGCGGCAATCGTCGGTCAGAGCGGCATCAAGGCAGATACGTTCTATCGCCTGAATGCCGATGGCGAGTTTGTTGAAGTGGAGTAAGCCATGCAAGCCCTACACCCCATCTTCGCGGACATCGTGTCCACATGGATTCCGCCGCAGCCTGCAGGTGTGACCGTCCGCCAGACGCGCTTCACGTCACCCATGGAAATCGAGTTTCGCGGCATCGACCGTGAAGCTGTGCAGCAGGCCGCAGAGCGTCGCAAGAACGGGCTCGACTCTTACCGTAGCCCCGCCGTGTCGATGACGCGCATGGAGCAAGGCGAGTGGGTGACGACGCTTCGGTTTTACGCAGTGGACTGAACAACAACTAGGAGAGAGCAATGCAAATCGAAGTTAAGGGCTTCGTGCTCGGCAAGAAGGATTCGTGGCGCGATCACATCGACTACACGTTCCACACGGTGGAAATGCTGGAGCACGGCTACATGACGATTCAGCCGTACGTACTCCGCTTCGACCTACCGGAAGGCTTTGATCCACGCCTCGCGCAGATCGACATGCTGGAACGACAGAAGGAAAAACTCCGTGCTGACCTTGGCCGCCGCATCCAAGAGATCAACGAAGAGATCAGCAAGTTGCAAGCGATCTCGTATGTGATCGATGACGAGCCGCGGAAAAGACGCCGGCTGTTTCCGGCGACTTCACCGACATCCCGTTCTAAGGGGTAAGCATGAAAACCCTGCAAATCGAAATCGACGGCATCACCCTCCAAGTCACTGGCGTCTTCTGCGAAGGCTACGGCCCGACATGGAGCGATCCGGGCATGGAGCCGAGCTTCGAGGTCTACGCGCTCACCGATAGTGGCGTGGACGTCCTGCATCTGCACGACGAAGCCGAAGTAGAGGCGCTGGCAATCGAAGCATGCCGCGCCGCCGACGAATATGAGCGCGATCACGCGGCAGAGTGCCGGCGTGAGGATGCGCGACTGGGGATGCTGTGATGCGACACCTTCCGGAAATCGACCCGCAGTTTGTTCGGCTCATGTCCGAAGAAACGCGAGAGGAAATTGCCAGGCAGTCGCGTGACCCGTGGGGTAGCGCGGCGCTCAAGGTGCTGTACGCGGTGCTGGCGCTCGTTGTGCTGGCTGTGGTGGTTTATCCGGTATGGGAGACGCTGAAATGAGTATGACCCCCGAGCAAAAGCTGAAGCACATGATCCTCGTACATTACGCCGGCCTGTATGAGCGCGCGCCTCGCGCACCGGAAAACGTGACGGCAGAGAACATCAACGCGCTGTACAGCGACGTCTACGACAACGACGACGGATGCATTTTTGATGCGATCAACGAGGTGCGCAGCAGTGGCATCGAAACTGGCCTGAAGTGCGAGTGGTCGCGCCACTACGAGTCCGAGGCAGTCGCAACGCAGTACTTCGACAAGTCGTGGATCGGCTGGACCTATTGGTACGGCGGCGGCAAGCACGGCGAGCCGGAAGCCATCGACTGGATGGACGAGGCATATGACGTGACCTGCGCCGAGGAAGAAAAGATGGTCGTGGTGCGCACGTTCACCCGGCCCGAGGAGCAATCATGAGCAAGTGGATCGAACGCATGGATGCCGAGCACCCGTTGCTGACCACGGTTGGCATGACGATTTTCATCCTCATCGGAATGGGGATGGCGGGATGGGCGGATTACCCACTGGCGGCCTAGCCATGGACGCGCTGCAGTGGTGGGCGCAATGCGGTAGCCGGGAAGAGGCCGCAGAGCAGGAATCCCTGATCGAGTGCATGGAGTGGTACGAAGCCAGGCGCGATCAGTTCAACCAATCAGACAAGGAATCAGACCATGAGCATCGCAACCATGATCATCGGGGAGAGCGGAACGGGCAAGAGCACGAGCCTGCGCAATCTAGATCCGAACAACACGCTGCTGATCCAGGCAGTGAGGAAGCCCCTCCCTTTCCGCTCCATTGACTGGAAGCCGGTTGTAAAGGGCCAAGGCGGCTCGGTATTCGTGACTGACCACAGCGACAAGATCGTCGGCGCGATGCAGCGCACGGACAAGGAAATCATCGTAATTGATGACTTCCAGTACGTGCTGGCAAATGAGTTCATGCGCCGCGTGACGGACAACGAGCAAGGAAACAGTGCTTTCGCCAAGTACAACGAGATCGCCCGACATGCGTGGGATGTCTTGATGGCGGCAAGCTCCCTGCCGGATCACAAGCGCGTCTACATCCTGAGCCACACCAGCACCGATGACTTCGGCAAAACGAAGATCAAGACCATTGGGAAGCTGCTGGACGAAAAAATCGTCATGGAGGGGCTTGTCACCATTGTCTTGCGTACCGGCGTGACGAATGGCGAATACACCTTCAGCACCAAGAACAACGGCCAAGACACCGTAAAGGCACCGCTTGGCCTCTTTGAATCCGACCTGATCGAGAACGACCTCGCCATGGTGGATGCGGCGATTGCCGATTACTACAACCTCAAGCAAGCAGCCTGAAAGGAAATCAAACATGTACACACTCGATAAGCAAGCCGCCATGAATGCTGACTCCACCGGCAAGTGGCTCACTGAAACCGGCAAGTACATCGGCCGCATCCTTTGCGCCGAGGACATCAAGGCTGCCACCGGTACCCGCGGCATCGCTCTGACGCTGCAGGCCAATGATTGCCGCGAGACTCGCCAGTTCATCTACACGCAGAAGGCCGATGGCGAAAAGCTCTCTGGCTTCGATCTGGTGATGGCACTTATGACCTGCCTGAAGCTGCGTGACATCAAGCCCGTCGCGGGCCAGGTGAAGCGTTGGGACCGTGAATCCAAGCAGGAATACACCGAGCAAGGTCAGGTGTTCCCGGAACTGGCAAACAAGCCCATCGGATTTCTGCTGCAGAAGACCGAAGAGGAAAGCCGCAAGAACCCGGGCGAGACGGCGTGGACCGCGAAGCTCGTCGGCGTTTTTGAGTCGACCACCGAGTTGATGGCGTCAGAAATCCTGAACGGGAAGAAGGCTCCCGAGGCTCTGGCGCAACGCGTCGCTCTGCTTGCCGATCGCCCGATGAAGAAGCGCCCTCAGGCCGCCAGCCGCAATTCGTACGCGGATGCGTCGAATGGTGGCGGCGCTGGATTTCCCGACGACGATATTCCCTTCTCCGCACACATGAGCGGGCGTGCTGGCCTCGCCATCTAAGGAGTCGATCATGACCGCACTGAGCCTTTACACCCTTTCCGATGAAGTCGAGCGCCTCCTGAGTAGCGACGAAGCGTACGACGCCGAGACCGGCGAACTGTCGCCCGCACTCGTGCAAGCGCTGGATGCGACGAAAGACAAGGCAGCCAACGTCTGTGCATACATCCTGAATCAGGACGCCCAGATCGTCGCCATTGAGCAGCACGAGGCAAAGATTGCCGCACACAAGGCAGTGATCGTGCGCAAGCAAGAGCGCCTGCGCGAATACCTCGCTGCCAATATGAAGCGCACCGGCATCCTCGAAATCGCCGCCAACGATGGCACGTTCAAGGCCAAGTTGCATATCGACCGTGACGCATCGGTCGAGATCTACGACGACAAGCAGATCCCGGCGCAGTTCATGACCACGCCGAAGCCGCCCGAGCCGAAGCCGAGCAAGACGGAGATTGCCAAGGCCATCAAGGCGGGCACCGAAGTGCCAGGTGCCCGGATCATCAAGAAGGACCGCTTGGAACTGAAATGAGCGACGAAGCCGAAATCAACATCTTCAAATGCCTGGACTTCATCCGGGATAACGCGCCGCAGTATGCGCAGGCTAAGGCCAATCGCGTCTATCTCGAAGAGTTCCGCAAGAGCAAGAAATCGCTACTGATGAAGCGGGCAGAGGTAAACGGTCACAACGCAGTCAGTGCGCAGGAGCGGGAAGCCTACGCCGATGCCGGGTACATCCAGCACCTTGAGGCCCTGAAAGAGGCTGTGGCGAACGAAGAGGAACTGCGCTGGATGATGATCGCGGCGCAGGCAAAGATTGAAGTATGGCGCACCCTCGAATCGTCGCGCCGGATCGAAGCAAAGACGCTGTAAGGAGCGAGCAATGTCAGGTGACGATGTAGTTCGATCAGACGAGGAACGCAAGCGCAGGTACATGGAGCGCATGGCAAAGCGATCCGCAGAGAGGTCCGCGATGCTGGACAAGTGCATCGAGGTGATCAACGCGCTTGGCTCGGCAACGGTCCGCGAACTCAGAGAACACCTGGGACTCGTGGATGTCACCGCAAGAAAGTACATGCGGAGCTTGTATGAATCGAAGCGCGTCTATGTCTTTGACCATGTATGGATTGAGGGCTGCAAACAGCGCGTGCCGCTGTTCAAGGTCGGGAATCTGCCTGATGAGCCGATCGAAGTTCTGCAAGAGCCGACACACGTCGTCAGAGAGGATCTGGAAGGCGAAGCGCTGGCAAAGATCGACGCGAACAAGAAGCACGAGGCATGGGCAAAACAATGGACGCCGCACCGCGACATCGCCGCATCCTGGATCTGAGGACTAAGACATGACCACCACCCAACCCCAAGCGGGTAGCGAGATGACGGTGAAGGATGCGATACGACGCGCCTTCTACCTTGGCCAGACCTACTGGCAGCAAGCGGACAGCGAGTACGTATCGCAGAACAAGAAGGCCGATGAGACGATGGCCAAATACGAGACGCTGGTCGAGGAAACGCTGGCCATCCTGGCGCGCGACTACGCCCCGGAAGCGTTGGGCGCTGCGAAGGGGGAGTTGAGCGATGAACAAATTGTTCACATTGCAAATGAAACATCGGCAACCTGCACATCTTGTGAATGGCTATTCGAGTGTGAGCATCTTATGACATTCGCCCGCGCCATCCTCGCCAAAGCAAAGGAGCAATCGTGAAGGCGTTCAAAACCACGAGCAACCAATGGGGCCTCGGAATTGGGCTGCGGCGATCCACGATCTATGGCGATAACCGCTGGATGCTGTGGATCACATATGGCTATTCGAGCGCCACATGGTCGTGGAAACGGAACCCTAATCGCCCTATTGAGGAGCAAGCATGAGCCAAGACAACGCCACCGCACGCCAAGCGGGGATGACGGATGAGCAATACGCCGACATGGCCGCTGACTATGGCGTCTACCACGATGCCGATAACGCCATCATCGGACGGTTCTGTCGAGCTATCCTCGCCGCCCATTCTGCGGATGCCCGCAATGGGGAGGGGGTGGCGCTGAGCGAGCACCAGTGGCATGAAGCATTCGCTGCGAAGGCCATCAACGGCGCGATGCTGAATGTGCGTATGGCGGTAGAGATCGTAATGGAAACCCTTGCCGCGCCCGCCGCACCAGTGCCGCCCGATTTGGCGCCATGCATTGGGCAGTGTGGCAATGCCGTGCCAGCATCTGGTGATCGCATCTGCTATGAGTGCCGTGAATCTGCCCCGGCACCCGCTGCGCAGGCTGACAAGGAGTAGCCCATGGATACGCCTTGCATCATCTGGCCGAACTGCAAAGACAAGTTCGGCTATGGACAAGTCAGGCACAAAGGGAAGATGGTTAAGGCGCATCGTCTTGCGTACTGCCGCCATCACGGCTTGGACATCCATGCGCTTAATGGTCTCGTGATCCGCCATAAGTGCGACAACACAAGCTGCGTCAATCCAGAACATCTGGAGACTGGAACCAATGACCAGAACATGGCCGATATGGTGAAGCGCGGCAGATCCCCATGCGGGGAGCGAAATGCTCAGGCCAAACTAACGGCTGCTCAGGTTTTGGAGATCGTGGCGACGTACGTCCATGGCAGCAAAGAATTCGGAGCACGCGCACTTGCCGAGAAACACGGCGTAGTGCCAGCCTCGATTACGGAAATCATGACTGGGAAGAAATGGAAGTCTGTCACCGCTGGAATATTGAGCCAGCGCGAGCGGCAACAGGAGGCGGATCGTGGCTAAGAAAGACGCCGACATTCTGCGAAACGTTGCGCACCATCTCAATGCAGCCGAGGACGCTCTTGCGAATGCGGTGGCGGAGTTTGGACCGCGTGCCGGTGGCCTTCGCTATTTCCTTGGATCGGTTGCAGACTACAAGAAGATGGTCGGTACGATGCTGCGCGTCCGATATATCAAGAGTCGAATTTCTCGTGCAGTGGCGCGCACCGAATCGGAGGGCGGGAACAATGGCTGAGAATCTGAATGCATCGGCAATCGCCGACGCACTGGAAGCAGAATATCTGGCCGTCGCAAATGGGCAGAAGAAGCCCGGGAAGATAGATCTTGAAGCGATGGTGCGAGCTGTGCAGATTATCCGAGAACTGGAGCGCGCCAGCCAGCCTGGTGGCGGGGAGGTACTCAGCGGATATGTGGCCGTACCTGCGGAGCCGACCGAGCAATGGTGCAAGCGGCTTTCCGAGAAAAGCTACGGCACCGGTTACGTTAGCGACAAGGCACGGCTCAAGTTCTGCGAGAACGTCATCCGCGATGTTCTCTCTACTGCGCCTCAGGTAGACGCAGCCCGCGCCGCGCTGGCCGGAAGGGAGGGGTGATGCGATACCTATCCGTTTGTTCCGGAATCGAAGCCGCGAGCTGCGCCTGGCACCCGATGGGATGGAGCTCGTTCGCCTTCAGTGAGGTGGATCGGTTTCCGTCCGAAGTTCTAGCGCACCACTACCCGACCGTGCCCAACCTGGGCGACATGACCAAGTTCAAGGACTGGCCCGATGCAACTATCGATCTTCTCGTCGGAGGAACACCTTGCCAATCCTTCAGCGTCGCGGGACTTCGAAAGGGACTGGCTGATCCGCGTGGCAACCTCATGCTCACCTATCTTGCCATTGCTGAGCGCTACGCTCCCAAGTGGCTGGTTTGGGAAAACGTCCCCGGTGTCCTGTCTTCAAACCAAGGACGGGATTTTGGCACCTTGCTCGGGGGGCTGGCAGAACTCGGGTATGGGTTCGCCTACCGCGTTCTTGACGCTCAATACGTCCGAGTGGAATCACACTCTCGCGCCGTCCCTCAGCGACGTCGGCGTGTGTTCGTTGTTGGACATCTTGGAGACTGGCGACGTGCCGCCGCAGTACTTTTTGAGCGCGAGAGCATGCTCGGGCATCCTGCGCCGCGCCGCCAAGCGGGGGAAGCAGTTGCCGGATGCCTTAGCCCGGGCGCTCATCCAGGTGGCTTCAATGGACAGGACGCATACGAAAACAAGTTGATACCCGAAATTGCTCGCGCGCTGACGACCAGCAACCAGAGAATTGATGCGGAGACGGAGACGTTGCTCGTTGCGCATTCCCTACGCGCTGAAGGCTTTGACGCCAGTGAGGACGGCACGGGCCGCGGGACGCCGCTGATTCCTGTGCCGTTCGACACCACGCAGATCACTAGCAAGGCTAATTACAGCAATCCGCGCCCTGGTGATCCGTGCCATCCGCTGGCGGCTGGAGCTCATGCTCCAGCCATCGCCTTCGACTGCAAGTCAAGCGGCCAGAACGGTTTCGCTATCGGCGATATTGCTGGCACGCAGCGCGCGATGGGCCATGCGAACAGCCATACGAACGGCGGCGGTCACCAAGCTGTGGCCTATGGCAGCGCAGTGCGCCGTCTCACACCTCGCGAGTGCGAACGTCTGCAGGGCTTCCCTGATGACTACACCGCCATCCTGCGTGCATGCAAAGGCGCAAAAGATGGCCCGCGCTACAAAGCGCTTGGCAACAGCATGGCAGTCAACGTAATGCGATGGATCGGCTCGCGCATCGATGACGTGAGCCAGTTACCGATAGCCGCCTAACCGCCCCACCGCCGATTATCCGGCGCAGAGAAATGGAGAGCAACGATGAATGACCGGGAACTATTGGAACTGGCGGCTAAGGCTGCGGGGATTGTGCCAGCACCGAATCCGTTTGATGTCGGCCCTAACGTTGGCATGGCAGTCATTGGGTGGGGAGACAGGGCTGGCCGCGAAATTGGATGGAATCCGCTCACCAGAGATGGCGACGCACTGCAGCTGGCGGTGAAGTTGCGGCTTTCCATCAACTTGGATGCTCATCCAGTAGTCGGCATAGAAAACAACCGACTACCAAGGGTGTTTATCTGCGTTATGGCTGAGGATGACGACCCTGAAGCATACGCTGCCACGCGCCGCGCCATCGTCCGCGCTGCTGCAGAGATCGGTAAGAAGAAAGACTGATGCAAGCAGCAGCACAACGAGTGATCGAATTGACCCGCCGTCTGTGGCGGATTGGAGAGTCGGATGAAAGTCAGCCTTGAGAAATGGGGAGCCAGGAACTATGATCCCGCTCCGCACATCGACACCCTCCGCGGCTGGGCGCGCGACGGCAAAATCTACCCGCCGCCGCAGAAGGTGGGTCGCGCCTATTATGTGGACGAGCACGCGGTATTCAGCGCCGATGCTCGTCCCCGTCTCATCCATAGGATCGCCGCATAATGGCTGCACGCCCAAGGATCAAGAAGCGAGCCGACTGGCCGGCACACCTGCGCGAGCCACGGCCCGGCTATTACACGTGGGTTCACCCGGTTACCGGCAAGAGCTTCACGCTGGGACGTATTCCGCTGGCGCAGGCCATCTTTGAGGCGCATGAGGCCAACGCCTCCATTGCATCGCAGGCCACCCCAAAGAAGCTGGCAGAGCGCATCCAAGAGGGCGGCGAAACGGTTGCGGACCTGATCGCCAAGATGCCGACTGAAGGCATCGCGCACAGTACGGTACTGACGCGCCGGTCATTGGACAAGCGCATCCTCGCGGCCTTCGGTAGTCTCAAATGCACAGAAGTAGAGACGCGGCATGTTGCCAAGCTGATCGAGGACATCGAGAAGGAGGGGAAGGCGCGGACGGCGCAGGCCATGCGCAGCCACCTGACGAAACTATTTACGAAGGGGATGGCGCTAGGCTGGATGAACCAGAACCCGGCACTGGTGACCGAGGCTGTCAAGGTCAAGGTTGCGCGCGAGCGGCTGACGCTGGAACAGTTCCAGGCCATCCGCGCCAAGGCTGGTGAGGTATCCGACTGGCTGGAGAACGCCATGCTGCTGGCACTCGTCAGCGGGCAGGACCGGTCAACCATCGTCGCATGGGAGCGATCCACAATCGGCAAGGACGTGATCGTGGCGAGCCGCAGCAAGACGGGCGTCAAGATCGCCATTCCGCTGGACATCCGACTCGATGCCATTGGCCTGTCGCTGCGGGATGTGGTGGCGCGCTGCAAGGGAACCGGCGTGGTGAGCCGCTTTCTGGTGCACCACGTCAAGCAATGGCGCGGCACGAAGCGCGGTGATCCGGTCCACTATGACACGCTGTCGAACAAGTTCGCGGAGGCCCGGGCCCTGGCAAAGATCCCCGGTGAGAACCCGCCTACGTTCCACGAGATACGCAGTCTGGCGAAGCGGCTATACGAGGCGCAGGGGAACGTCGACACCAAGGCGTTGCTTGGTCACAAGACGCAGAAGATGGCGGATCTGTACGCCGATGCGCGCGGGATTGAGCCGATCAAAGTACGCATTGCGGCGCGGTAATTCGGAACGAATTCGGAACAAATTCGGAACACCCCGCGCCAGCATTGGGTTTCCGGTTCGATCTGCCTCCACGCCCTGCGGGC